CTTCACAATAAGGACAGCTACCGCGATTAATGCTATAATTCCCGCAATGATTAAACCGATTGGACTAATAATAAAACTTAGCACAGGCATTAAGTTCATTGCTAATCTAATCTTACTGAAAATTCCAATAACTTTAGAAGCAACTCCCATGATAAGACCGAAGGAAGAAATTACATTTCCTACAAACGTAATAAGTAATCCTAGTACTACCAAAACTGGTCCGATAGCACCCGCAATCATACCAATAACTGCGATAACCTTTTGAGTACTTGAATCTAAGTTACTGAACCATTGAACTACTTCTGTAGCTTTCTGTACAATAGCCGTTAATGCGGGTTGGAATTGTTGATAGATTTGAATAGCAACTGTTTCTAGTGCCGACGTGAATCCGTCCCATGCACCTTTCAAGTTGTCGTTCATTGTTGTAGCCATTTGTTTAGCTGAACCGTCGGCTTTTTGTAAAGCCTGTGAATTCTTTTCTAATCCTTTACCGCCTTTATCTAACAATACCGCCCATGACTTGTACGCTTCTGCCCCGAACAATGTAGATAATGTAGAAGCTTTTTGTTCTGCCGTCATGCTTGACGTGGCTTTCTCCATTTCAGAAATGATTTGTGGTAAAGGTTTCATTTGTCCTTGTGCGTCAAAGAATGAAAGTCCTGTTTCCTTCATAACACCTTGCATAGCCTTTGTTGGATTTGCTAGACGTGTTAAAGAAGAACCGAACGCCGCACCCGCCATTTCACCTTGAATACCCGCGTCAGATAACGCCATTACTGCCGAAGTTGTATCCTCTAAGTTCCAACCTAAAGACTTCGCCGTTGGTGCAAGGTATTTCATAGCGTCCCCTAATTGTTGAACGTTTGTATTAGAGTTAGCCGAAGCAAACGCCAAAACGTCTGCCATATGTCCTGCTTTATCTGCCGATAAACCAAAACCTGTTAATACGTTAGAAGCAATGTCCGACGCTTCCGCAAGTCCTAGACCACCCGCCGAAGCAAGGTTTAACATACCTTCCATAGACGCTAAAATATCGTTCGTTTTAAAGCCTGCTTGTCCGAGGAAAGACATACCTTGTGCTACTTCACTAGCACTATATTTAGTGGTAGCCCCTAAGTCCATTGCCTTTTGTTGTAACTTGCCCATTTCACCAGTGTTTGCACCTGTCATGGCTTTTACTTTGGACATCGTAGCTTCAAACTCTGAACCCATTTTAATTACACCCGCACCAATTAATGTCATGGGAACAGTCAACGCCTTAGACATTGTTTGTCCTGTTGATTGAAAACCTTTACCGATATTTTTAGTTTTATTACTAACCTCATTAATCTTTTGGCTAAAGTCTCTCATGTCTAATGAAAGTCGTACCATTACTTCGGACAAAGTTGCCATATGTTACACACACCTACCTTAAAATTGTATTTATACAAAAAAAGACCGTTAAGGGAAATTCCCCTAACGGCTAGTTTTGCTTGAATTTATTCATCAACGCTTCTAGCTTCTTGTTCTTTTCGTCTCTATCAATAGGACGTAGTTCGTTGCTAGTACCTTGCGTTGAATCGTCGTCGCCTTGTGATTTATATAAATCTTCGGGCTTAACTTGTTTCTTGTAATTACCACTACTATTCATTATGTGAGAAGTTTGCCATGCTAAAAGGTTAAGCTGTAGGTCTACTTCTTCTTCACGTTTCTTTGCGTTCGCAATAACCATGTCGAATAATTCTTGTAGTGTTAGTAAAAACAATGTGTCGGGCGTAAGCCCTAGCAACCCATAACCATAGAACTTAACGTCTTCCCATGTTAGGGGTTGCCCCTTTAGTTTTTTGAAGCAACTGCACCGAATGAACCCGTGATAGCTTCCTGTACTTCTGCCATGTTGTCCATGTCTACTAAGCTACCTACTTCAACTTCTGTTAACTCTGGATTCTCATGGATAAGCCCCGCCCATAACATAGAACGAACATTTTTAATTGAGATTTTTGTCTCGCCCATTTCTGATAACGGAATACCCATTTTTTCTTCCAGTTCAACTAATGCGTTAAGGTCATATCGTAAAGTGTGTTCCACTCCACCTAACACTACTTTTGCTTCTCCACGTTCTTTATTTGCTTTTGCTTTTGCCATAATAAATCTCCTCCATAATGATAGTTTTGAATAATATTTTTCAAGTTTTATTTATTGTTTGCTACATGAGTTTCAACAGCTTGTACAACTGCATTCATATATTTATAAAATTCATCGTTCATCGAAGTGCGTCGCCCTGCACGTGTATTAGTATCAAAAATCATTGAACGTTGTACGGTACTCATTTCAAGCTGAACACCTTTCCCACGTCGATTAATGTTTACAATGTTGCTAGGTTCTGCACCCGCGATATTACTTGTTTGTGGTTCTAATTCACACGGAATACCAACGGCTTCAAAGTTAGCTTTAATGAGTTCCATTAACTCGTAATCTAGTCCACCGATTTTAGTATTCTGATTATTAGAATCACCGTAACCATGATAAGAAACGGTGTAATCTGCTTCTTTCATCAATCGAATTCCGTTTGGTTCGTCAAAGTGAGTTGACGTTATATGTAATGATGTGTTCCCACTGGAACGCCAACCTTCAAATGTATAGTAAGAATGTTCCTTGCCTGCGGAAAACATACATAGTTCAGTACAACCACTTTCAATACCGCCACCATGAGGGGTCATGAACAAGACTTTGCTTGTCCCTTTCCCCATCAAAACATGATAGTCGGATTCATAGACATTATCCTTACGGAGTGCGTCAAAATCACGGTATTTATCCGCCATTTATTAAACCTCCTTTAGATGTAACAACGCCTTAGACTTGACATTATTTTTGAATCGCATATGTTCTTTTGTAATCTTCATAGAATAGTGATATTGGAAATCTTTCAACAATGGAATAGTAGTGAACTGTGTCCACGTTAAACCGTCGTCAGAGACTTCGATAATCAAACTAGAATCTTCATGAGATACAAAAGAAGCGTCCATAGAATTAAAGTCTTCAAGGTCGATAGTAGGGGAATAGAAAGTACCGTCTGATGGATTATCAATAAAGTACGTTAATATTCTAGCTTCCCCATCAACTGGGATTTTTGATTAATTTTCCCGTTCCAGTCAAACTAAGTGAGAAGGTAACTGCATCATCCACAGGAAACTCGTTTGGAAAATCTGAAATTAATACATTACCTGTATATTGTTTTCCTGCGTAAGAAATATCGACTGCAATTTCAGTTCCTTCTAACCATGCGTCCTCTAATTCTTCTAATGCAGAATCATTGTTTACGAGGAATCCGTCACAATCAATAGACCATGATTTAATTCCGGCTAAATTTTCCTGCCAGCCTTCCCCGTCCTTACTTGTAACCTCAATCATATTTGTACTACGGTTTAACGTAGCACCCGTTTGACCGCCTAAAACAGTCGTTGAACCCGATACCGCACCCGTTTTTAATAGAACGTCGATACCTGCTAATTTGTTAGACATAAGAGTCTACACCCCCAAAATGAATTTATAGTTTAAGCTGAATAAGTGTCGTTCGTTTTCGTCCGTGCCGATGTACAAAGGAAAGGTGTTCTCGCTTTGGACTAGAACTATCTGAACTTCTCCAATAAAAAAATCCGTTCGCTTTTCGAGAAAGGAACGAATTTCGTTAGCTGTTTGTTCGGCGTTTGCAGGGTGCCTGTCTCTAGTAATAACTTGAACACTTGCTTGCCCTACACCGCCATTAATTGGTGAACTACTAGTCACATTAACTATTGAACTAGCGTCCTTTGATTTTTTAGGAAATTGTAAAGGATAAATAGTAATTTCATTACTCATTCCATTACGAATTAGATTAGTAATTTCTAATACACTAAACATTCAAACACCCCTTTATACAAGTCAACGTAAAGCACTTTTTATACTATCGTCGATATGTCTTGTGTACGCTGATTTCTCACCTTCAAGAACCCGTGTAAGGAACTTGTTTCCTACTGAATAAGTCTTTCCACTCATACCTTTACCGCCCGACTTAGCCCGTGAACCTTCACCTAGATTGTAGTTTGCTTCGTGCATTTTAACCGCATAGTTAAAACCGTTCCTAGCTACTACGTTGTAAGCAACTTCACCATATAGTTTGTAAGATGAATCGTAGCCGACTTGTTTAGTGTATGAATCTTCTAACTTACCCGTCTTATGTGGAGTTGCCCCCGAACTAGCTTTAGCTAAATCGTTTGTAACGTCGGTCATTGCCTTTTTACTTGCAGTTGAAACACTTCTAAGAATAGTAGAAGTATTATCGACTACAATTCTAGTATCGAAGCGAATACCCGCCATTAGAAAAGCACCCTAGTATGTAGGACATGCCCGCCTAAATCTTTGATAGGCTTAATTGCTTTAGGTGAATATTCAACGCCGTCAACCTCTAGTAAATCAGTAGTAAATACATCAACTTGACCAACAAAAAGAACCGCCCCCGAAATGACTGTTTCAGAACCATTTGCAATAGAAAGCGTTGATTCTTCAATGTTATAGTCAACTCGAACACGGTAATATTTTTCTACACCGTTCGGGGCTTCTATGCCCCATTCGTCCTTAACGGTGCGTTTAACTGTAATCGTATTATTTAAAGGCATTAATCCTAGCATTATTTATAACCCCTTTGTGCAAAACGTGGGTCTGTTCTATGACGGAAAGTATCGGAAATGTTAGTTTGATAACGTCCAATTCTTCCCCCACGTCCTAATAGTTTAATTACTTCGGGTGCAATGCTTCGGTCTTTGGTTGCTAGGTTAACAGCCATACCCGAAACTGTAATATATGTTACGCCCTGTTCGGCACGTCTAATTGAGTCGTCAATTTGAACAATCCATAACGCTTGGAAAGCTATTGCTTGTACAGGTAACGGGTTTGTGTCTTCGTTATACCGCCCGTAATGGTTGTACAATGTAAGTGAAGCGTTATTGACTGCTTTAGATTGTCTCTTTTCGTCCAATGCGTCCCAAATATCCGAATAAAAGATATTTTCATCAATGAACGCCTTTACATCTTCAAGCATTTATTAGCCCTCCTTTTTAGTGGTTGCCTTCTTCGCTGTAGCTTTCTTAGGTGTCGCTTTTTTCGGTGCAGGCTTAGATTCTTTCTTTTCTTCCTTGCCTTCCACCGTGTAGCCTAAATCTTCAAAGTGCTTAATCAGTGATTCATCTTCGAACGTGGCTACACCGTGAACGAATGGAATACCTAAACGTGAACCTTTGAAACCTTTTGATTTACTTTGAACTGTATATTTTGCCATGAATTAATTCCCCCTTGACTTTATTACGTAATACCGTTATACTGTTTATAGATACAAAAAAGAAGGACGGAACGAATAATCGCCCCGCCCCTCATTTGTTATTCAATTATGGTAATTTAATATCTTTAAGACGTGCAGCCGCCTTCGGATGGAACATTGCAAGTCCACAGTAGAACTCAATACGAGTACGGAACACTGGTAAAGTGTCTAACTCTCCTAAGTCTCGAACCTGTACAAAACCATTCGTTAAACCTGCCACCGCAGACATAACCCCGAATTTCACCGC